TCATGGTTCACCTCCTCAAAAGCGAGACCGTGCCCGGCCGCAGCTCCGCACCCGGCACCTCGTCGCCGCTGTCGATGGCCCGTTTGATCGCCCGCTTATCACAGGCGATCGTCTGCTGAATCGTCTTAAACTCCGCCGGCACCCGCGCCTCGTCGGTGATCTCCACCGCCGGCGGGTTGTGGCGCAGGCTGAGCCGCGCGGTGTCGCCCTCGAGGTACTTCAGGTCCGCCGACTGCATGACCCGCACGGCGTACTGCTGCAGCCGCTCCTGCAGAGCGGTGAAGCGCCGGCGGCGCGCGCGCAGGCGCTCGATCTCGCGTTCGGCCAGCTCGGTCTGCGATTCGAGGTGCGCCAGGAAACGCGCGAAGTCATCGACCTTGCGGATCTGCGCCACCACCATGCGCTCGATCTCGGCTTCACAGGCGGCGCGCTCCTCGGGGGTCTGGCAGAGGTCCAGGGTATCGACCCATGCCTGCAGGTTCTCGTTGATCTCGTACAGAGTAAGATTCGCCATGACTTTGTCCGGGATTGAGTTAGTTGCGGGCTGCGGCCCCGACCGGTTCCGGCTCCGTATTGCTGTCGCGTTTCCCGTCGACTGCGATGTAGCGGGCGATGCCGGCCAAGGTAAGATCCAGCCGGGCGCGGGCGATGCGCCGCAGCAGGGTAGGAAAGGAGCAGTCCGCCATAGCCTCGGCATCAGCCACACGCTGCATTTCGCCGTTCCAGTAGGCGATGGCGTCGGACGGCAGAGTCGGCCCGCCGCACAAGCGCTGGTATTTCGAACTCTTATAGGGGGATTTTCTCTTCGACATACTCATAAATCCTGCCTTCGCAAAAAACACACCAATCCTGCCTGATAAGGAATGGGTCACTGATTGGTCCCGGATTAGCCTGCGGTGTTACGCGCGGATGGCTGCGTCACCGTCCGTATTGCGGGATGATTTCGTCTCGCTTACGTTACAGAATTCTATGCCGCAGCCGAATACGTGTCAACATGTAAAGCTACCTTAAGTATTCCATAACCAACGTAATTGCAACGTTACTACAGCGTAATCAGGCGAAGGAGTTGGCATCTCCCGCTCTAACTGACACATACTCTAGTATTTGCCGTTTTGCATAAAAAGATACACCCACGAGTAACGAAATCATACATTTTTTAAAAAACAATTTCGCCATTTTGTGTTCGGATTGATCAGGTTTTTTCTGGATTTGGGCGCAAGCCACCATTCGAATTTACTGAAAGATAGTCTGGTAATGATTTTTTAAATACTTTCGTCTCCCAGATAAGGGTGGACAGCGGCAGGTGCAGCAGGTCCGCCAGGTGCAGCAGCGTGCTCAGGCGCGGATCATGCCGGCCGTGTTCCATCTCGCTGATGTGGCCGCGGCTGATGCCCTGGCTGGCCAGCGCTTCCTGCGAGTATCCGGCGCGCAGCCGCAGCGTCCGCAGCGCCATGCCAAACGCGCGGCGGATCACCAGGCGGTCGTTTCCGCCCGTACCGGCATGAGCTCGATCAGGGATCTCCCCAGAATGACATATATCAAGGGGTACTATCTCATGGGAGTGTATACCCAGTGGTGGTACTACTCCACGGTCTGTAACACTTAAGTCGGATATGCGCCCCTCGGTGGGACGGGAGCAATTGCGGCGGGCCTTTGCCGACACGGTGCGGATTCTGCGCACCCGCATCGGACTGTCGCAGGAAAAGCTGGCGTTGCTGAGCGGGGTGGACCGGGGGTATATGGGTGGCCTCGAGCGTGAAAAGCACACCCCGACGCTGGAGAGCATTTACCGGCTGCTGCCGGCGCTCGGGGTCAGCTTCGTGGAGTTCGCCACCGAATTCGAGCGGGTCCTGTCCTCCCGGCGGCGGCCGAAGCCCTGACTCCAATCTAGCGTTCAGGCGGAGCGCGGCGGGGTTTGCGGGCGGGTTTTTTCCTGGGCTTCGGCGGCTTCATCAGCTCGGACAGGTTCTGCGGAGCGGCGGGCTTCGGCGCTTGCGCGATCTGCTTCTGCTGCATAAGCTCCACGATGCGCGGCACCGATTCGCTGGGCGCACGTTTCTCGGCCTTGTCGAGCAGGCCCTTGGCGATCAGATCGTGCATCACGTTTTCCCAACCCGGGGGAGATCCTGCCTTCATCGCCTCGGCCGTTACCCAGCCCTCTTTGACCTTCGCCACGTCGGCGGGGTCCATACCGAAGGCGGTCAACGCGTCGCTGAAGCGCTGTGCTTTTGCCTCGATGTTGCGCAGCTTGATTTCCTGGCCGCGCAACTTGGCACTCTTCAACTCGCCGGTTTCGGTGTACATGGAGCGTCCCGGCTGCTCGACCTTCGGCAGTTCGCCGGCCATCAGATCCGAGAGGTTCTGCGCGGCCGCAGGAGCAGATACCGGGGGCGCAGCGGGTGGTGCTTCGGCCTGAGGACGTTGCCGCGCCTCGAAGTCTGCCTTCACCTGTGCCGGCGCTTCGCCCTGCTGTACCGGGATGGTCTTCGCCGCCTTCGCCTGCTCGAACGCGGCCTGCGCTTCGGCGGGCGTCTGTTGGGCTAAGCTCGCACGCTTGGCCGCGATCTCCTCCGCAAGTTGTTCCGCGGCGGTCTTCCCTCGCGGGGCGGCCGGCTCGACAGGCGTGGGACGGGCAACCGGAGCAGCCGGCCGCGGGGCCGGTGCTTCGGTCGTCCCTGCCGCGGCTCGTTCCATGGCGTCCCGGATATTGCGCACACGCTCCTGATCGGCGGCGGAAAGTTTGGCGAAAGGCTTGCCTTCCCCCTGGGCGATCTCATCGAGTGTCGGAACCGGCGCCCGGGCAGCGGCCGGACGCGATTCAGTGGCCGGTGCCGCCGTCGGTTCCGGTTGCGCCGGGGCGGCGGGCTTCTGCGGCTTGCCTGTCCGTAACTCCTGGACCAGGTCGGGATGCTCGGCCACGAACTGGCGCGCGATGGCGATCGATTCCGGATCCGCGGCCAGCGGATCCTCGATGCCCAGGTGGCGCAGCATCAGCGCTTCGTCCTGGGTCAGCGACGGCCCGCGGGTTTCGGCAGATCCGGTTTCCGGAACTGCCGTCGTAGCGCGGCGGGTTTCGCGCGTATGCAGCGTCAGGTTGCGGTCGCGCGCGGCCTGCTCGATCAGGACGCGCTTGTCGGGATTGGTCTCGACGGCGTAGGTTTTCTGCAGGGCCGGCTGCGAGTAATCGCGGTAGGGATTCTGCTCCGGGGTGGTGCCGGGTTCCTGCACCAGTCCCCGATCGACCATCTGCTGCCGGAGAGCGGTGCGCTTCGCCGGATCGCGTTCCACCGAGTAGAGGTGTAGGAGCGCCTCGTCGGTAGGCGCGCCCGCAGGAGTCACCGGCTCGGTGGGAGCAGTCTCGGCAACTGGGGCCGCGGCCTGCGGTTCGGCTGCCGCAGTTCCTGCCGCTCTGGATTCCTGGAAGGCGTCCTTGGCCTTCTTGGCACGGGCCGCCAGGTCGAGAACGTGTTTCGCGCGCGGCGAGAATACTCCCACGGCTTCACGGACCGCAGGATCCAAGTTGCCCACGACATCGAGAGCAGATCCAGCGGCTTTACCGGCGACTTTGACAGGTGCTTTTACGACGGCAGCGGCAGCTTTTGGCACCTGCTCGACAACTTCAGGGATTTTCGCTACGGTCTCCGCCACGGCGGCACGCGACTCCGGTGCTGTAGCTACCGCCCCGCCGAGCGTGCCCGTGGCATGCGCGAACGCGCCCAGCACGTCGCCTTTATCCAGGTACTCCTTCATCTTGGCGCCGGCCGCGCCCAGGAACGGAATCGCGAACCAAAGATGATCGGCGGCCGTGTTGATGTCGCCCTTCGCCAGTGCCGTGCCGCTGTCGATGAGCTCCTGGCGCACCCGCGCGGGTTCGTCGCGGACCATGCCGGCGAATCCGCCAACCGCGCCCTTGAAGCGCTCTTCCGCTGCTGCACCGGAGCCTATCGGTGTCGCAAAGGGATCCTTTTGCGACAAGCGCGCCATGAGGGCTTCGCCGCCGCCACCGATGAGATCAGTGAAGAACTTTAGACCGCTCGATTCCGCGACAATATTCCCCGCCCGCAGCGCCTCCTGGCCGGCCGTAGGCGCGGGTGGAGTCGGCGGCGCCGGTTCGAAGCTGGTGAGGGTGAACGAGGGTGCCTCGGGTTTGAGCGGCGCTGCCGGTGCCGGCGCAGGCTTGGGCCTGTCCTGGATGATCTGCGCGATCACCTGCGGCGTGACTTCGATGTTCTCGCCCCCCGCAATCCGCGAAATCAGATCATCGACGGACCCGCTGCCCGTGGGTGCCGCGGAAGTCGGCGCAGGTGCCGGAGTGCTCCGTGGTGTCTTACTCGGGATCTTCCCCGCATCGTACGGTCCCGATTCCGCCCAGGTGATGGTGGCGTTCGGCCCGTACTTGCGCAGCATGTGCAGCGCGTTCTGATCCTGTACCTCCTCGGGTGCCTGGGCTGCCGTCGCGTAATACGGCGCGCCGGTTTCGTGGCTCGCCATGCGCCAGGTTGAGTTGATGAACTGATACGCGCCGGAGGCAGTCGAATCGCGATTCTTCGCCGCGTAATTGTTGCTCGATTCGCGGCGCTTGATCTCCTCCAGCATCCGCGCTTCTTCCGGCGTAGCCGCGGGCGGTGTCCGCCCCCCGAAGGGGGACGGTTTCGCATCCGGCGACGGCGTGAAGTCTACCAGCGAAAGCCCGGCCATGTTATTTCACCGGCGTAATGTTGCCATTGGCATCCACCTGCCATTTCGACTCGGCCCCGCTGGCATCCTTGAAGGTGTAAGTGCCCGCGCCTTTGTTCTGCTGCTGAATCGCAGTGCGGACCTCAGCCGGAACGCCGCCTCCTCCACCGCGGCCGATGTCGTACAGATCGGCATAGTTGGTCAGGGAATCGGTGCCGGTCCCCGGCCGGCCCGTGATCCGGTCGATGCGCCTGCCGTAGTCTTCGTAGATCTTGCCGATCTGGTCGCGCGACACGTTCATGCGGTTACCGACGATGTCCAGGAATTCCTGCTTCATCTTGTCCGGCAGGAATCCGCCCTCCGGCTTGAGATAGCCGTTGAACCGGGCGAGAGCGCCAGAGAAGATATTCCCCGACCTGGCCGCAGACTGGTATTCGGATTCGCGCACCACGCTGCTCGGATCCAGCGCCTTCATGAAGTCGTAGATGATCGCCACGTCGCCGGGTCCGCCGAGTTTTTTGTCCAGCAGGGACTTCATGGATCCGTACTTAGTGACCTGCGAGTTGAACTCTTTCACCAGGGGATGGTTGTCGTACTGTCTGGAAATGCGGTCGGCGAAGGCGGCCTGCGCCGGGGTCATGTCCCCGAACGCAGCGTTTTTCTTCTGCTCCTCTTTGAAGCGCCCGGCACTGAGCAGTTCCTCGATCGAGGCGTGACGCTTGGTTTCCGCCGCGGTGACCGCCTGGGACGCCGTCAGTCCGGCGTTCAAGTATTCAGCGGGCGTGGTCGCACTGGCGAAGTGGGCGGCGCGATCCGCCCCCATCTTATCCTTGGCCGCCTGCACGGCGGTGGGCTGCCCGCCCTGCGCCACCGTCCTGGCGTCCTCCTGGGCAGCCTGCGCCAGCGTCATCGCGTCCTGCGCGATCTGATCCCGGGTCTGGGCGAGTTCCGCACTGCCCGCTTCGGCTGTCGCTTTCCTCTGTTGAGACGGGAACAGCGCCCTCTTCTGGTCGAATTCGATCTGCGCGCGTTTGTCCGCGATATCCGCTCGCGTCTGGGTCAATGACTGATCAGCGGTCAGCGCTTTCTGTATGAAGGACTTGAATGTCGGATCATTCCAGGGCTTGGCCAGATAATAATCGCGTTGCGCAGACGTCAGGCGGCCTTCGCTGAACGCCGTGGCAATCGCGCTGTTTTTCGTCGGCTCATCCACGATGCCCTGCGCCAGCGAGGACAACCGGTTGTTGTTGTCCTGCATGGCCTTGGCCTTGGCATCCTCTGCCTTCAGAATGGCGTCCATGGCCTTGGTGTGCTGCTCGATGAACTGCGGCCCGTGCAGCGGAAAACGGGTGGCAATCTCCCCGTAATTGAAGGTGGGGCCGAGTCCGGCTAACCTGGGAACCGGCTGGACGCCGAGCGCTCCCACCTGCGGAGCCGCCGCGGGAGCACGGGTTGCCGGCGCAACCACCGGGGCAGATACCGGAGATTGTGCGGGAAGGGTTCCGGTCGCAGGGTCGTAACCGATGAGCGGACTGCCTGTCTGGTCTTGGGACTGCTGCGCGGGTGCGAACTGGGTAGTGCCGGTCGGCGTTCCGGGCTGTTGCGGCGACGTCGGCATGGTTTGCGGCTGCTGCGACCTGGTGATCTCGTTGCGCAGATAATTCGCAAAATCCAGCTTCTCCCGCACCCCCTGCTGCAGTTGCTCGAGATTTAGCCGCCCCGTCTGTAACTGGATATCGCCGAGCTGCCCCTGCCGCATCAGATTCTGCAGTGTCAGAACTTTGCCAAAGCGCTCGAGCGGCGTCTGGATCTCGGGCCGCTGATACTGCGGCTGGCGCAGGCTCAGAATGATATTCGGATCGATGCCACCCATACCCTTACCCGGCGATGGTCGCCGACACCCAGAACAACAGTCCGGCCGCGGTGAAATTAACCCGTGGGGTATTCGGCGGACACTGTACGTTGAATACCGCCAGGGTGAACATCACCACGGCGAGAATCAGCAAAATCAGACGTAGCGTGATCATGGCTTGCTCCTTACATCTGAATGACTGCGGGATTTTTGAAGATATCCTTCAGTTGATTCAGCGTGTTCTGATCCTGGTAGTAACGGAAGATGTCGCCCGCCGCACCGGCCACGCCACCCAACCCGGCAGACAGCGCGTTCGCTCCGCCGACGATTCCCGCCGCCTGCGCATTGCCCGCGCCGGTCATCAGGTTAGAGATGCTGCGGCCCGCTTCCATTGCGTTCCGCGCCTGCTCTTCGGTGGCGCCCACCAGCGTGGTTCCCGCCCATTGCGCCGGGGAGATCATGAACTGGCCGATATTCTGCGCTCCGGTCAGATTCTGGTTGGTCAACAGCTGGCCCGCGCCGCTGGCCGCCTGATAGCCGGTGCCGAGCAGTGTATTCAGCCGGTCGAAGCGCTCCCGCTGCTGCTGGGTGAGCCGGCTGAACGCATTCTGCGCCTCCGCCGAAGCCAGATTCTGGTTCAGATTCGACAGGGCCTGCAAGGTCCCGCCGCCCAGCGCACCGCCTTTGGCCGCCGCCGAGGACTGCAGCGCCTTGCTCGCCTGGTCCATGCGGAACTGGTAGCCCGGATCGAGGTTCTGGATGTCCTGGAAATTAAACGTGCGGTTGAGCTCGCCGCCGGGCGCCATCAGCGTTTTCAGGGTGCTGAGCGTATCCGTGCCCAGCCCGATATAAGGCGTCAGCAGGCCGTTTTCGCCGATCAGGTCGGCGCGGTTTTGGGCCAGCGCGTCGCGGATCGTCTGCTGCGCCTCGCCGGATTTGCCCAGCACCAGATCCGCCGCGGTCTGTGCGGTGGTCCCGATCGGGGGGTTATACTGCTCGAGCAGACTCTGGATATATTGCCGCGCCTGGTTGGCGGCTTCGATCTGGGCTTTGCTGGCGCCACTGGCGGCGCCGCGATTGATCAGCGCTCCTCCGACCGAGCTTCCCGCGCCGAGCAGCGCCGAGCCGAGCAGCGCGGCGGTGGTTCCGATCATATCTGCAACTCCTTCACATAATGAACCTCAGCGGGCACATAGCCGAGATGCGTGTACACCCGGGCCAGTTTTCCGGGCATGGAATCGAGCAGATGCACCATGCGCATTTGCGTGCACCCGCGTTCCCGCGCCCAGGCCTCGAAGGCACGATACAGTTTCATACCCTGGCCGCGTACTCCGTCGGCGACGTACCAGAAAAATTCCGTAGCGATGAGTTCTCCGTTGTTCAAATCCGGATACACCACCCCGCCCAGAACCCCGGCGATCTGTGCGGAATCATCGATCAGCAAAAAAATCCGGCCCGTGCCTTGTCTCAGCAGTTCCGTCCAGCAGCTGGTAAAACGGGTCAAATCAAAATGGCGCAGGAACTGCGAGCGTGAGTAGAACTCGACAGCCAGCGGATATAGGCGCTCGAGATCGCCGGCCATGGCGGCGCGCAGGGTCATGCGCTTACCCAGAGCGCGCTGATCGACGTATGGGTGGGTCCCACGTAGCTGGCGCCGGTCCCGCCGGTTTTACTGGCCTCAAGAGAGATCGTGCTGTTCGCCGCCAGAGCGGTGAACAGCCACTGTTGACTGACCGTGACTTCCAGCGATTGGCCGGACGCGATGACCGGCGTACGTACTACCGCCTGGCTGCCGCTTCCCGGCATCGACCCCAGCAGATAGTTCGTTCCATCGCCCGGCAGGCAACTGAAATAAAATACCCCGTGAATCAGATAGATACCCGCGCGCGGCAGGGTGAGCACGGTGCCCGGGACGGTCTGCGCCGCCGTGGTCAGCGTCATCTGAGCCGAGGCATAGGCGACCTGAACGTCATTGCCGGCGGCGGCTAGGGCGGTGACTTCCACCCAGGCGGTTTGTGACCAGATGAAGTGACGCTGTTGGTCGGTGGCGCGGAACTCGAAACCGCCATCGTTCACCCCCAGATCCACAGGCCGCTGATCGGGCGCCAGCGTTCCGTACATCGTCCCCGCCAGATAATGCCAGGCGCCGGCCTGCATCTGGTAGATTACGTTCGAACGGTCGGTTTCGATATAGAGTTGGCTGTCCATCACCTGGGCCGCCGGCTGACGATCGGCATGCAAACCATAGCGGGCGGCAGTGACATCGAGCCATTGGGTCTGCGTCCACATGTGCTCACGCGCCTGGTCGGTGCCGCGGAACCAGAAACCGCCATCGTTTACCCCCAGATCCGTCGGCCGCTCGTCGGGCACGAAGGTGCCCCACATCGTGCCGGCCAGATAATGCCAGGCGCCGTTGCTGTTCTGGTAGAGCATATTGCGATCGGTTTCCACATAGAACGCCCCGTCCGGCATCTTCCCCGGAGACGGCCGGTCGGCGTGCGTGCCATACGTGATCAGGCCGCTGAGCCGGGCGCCGGTTTTCTGCCAGTACAGATACCAGGATTTCTCGGTGCGCGGCGGGTTGTCGGTGCGCCCCGACAAGGCGATGCTCTCGATATCTTCGAGCGCGGTGCGAATCGGCGGAATCGGGATCGCTTCTTCGGTCATCACGCAAATCCCTGCGTAGCTTCGAGAAAGGTATCGATCAGGGCGACTTTGGTATGCGCGTTTACCCCGACCCGGTAGACGCGATCGCGCGATTTGCCCAGCCGGCGGAACACCCCGCGTTTCAGGTAGTCGCCACTCCCCGCCATGGCCATCAGCCGGCCCAGCTGAGCCGTCGTCCACGTGTGGCCGTGGTCGTCGCTCCAGTCCAGGCCGAGAATCGGAATCGGATCGCCCGCATTCAAGGCGCCCATTTCGACCAGAACCTCGAGCCGATGATCGTAGTGATACTGGTTTTCATTGATCAGGTGAGGGAAAGCCCGCTGGCACTGCATCGCGAGCCCATCATCATCGTATAAATTCGACGACATTTCATATAAATTCCCGGTCTCGTAATTCCCGACAATATGTTTTCCGCCGTCACCCCATTCCGGAATAAAGACGTGATACCAGGCCTGATAACGCAGGAAATTCGTGCCCGACTGGTTCCAGCGGCCGCGCTCATGCCACAGTTGCGTATTGAAGTCGTACACCCACGTCTTCTCCTGCTCCCAAAAATTAATTACCCAGTGCAGGTGCCCCGCATTCACATAGGAATAACTGACCGCATCGCGTACGCTGAAGTCGGGCGCATTCCAGGCCCACTCCTGCGCATGGGTTGAGATGCGCACCGGCTGCAGTCCTTGGGACATATAGGCGCGTGTCTGCCCATCTGCCCCGCCGCCCAGCCAGCAGAAGCTCGGCCCCACCGAACACGGGGCGTAAATCGCTACGCTGCCGTCCTGGATGAAAGCCCCCGGGATGCGCTGGAACGGGAATTCCGCAGCGCCCGTGTTCTGCCAGATCTCCGTCGATTCGGTGCCGAACAGAATCAACTCCTCGTGATCGCACAACACCGAATTGATGTAGTCCGCGCGGCCTTCCTTGACACCGAACATGAGCTCGTCCCACCAGGTGAAATCGTTCAGCGCCGAAATATTGAACTGCCGGCCCCGGTCCGGCATGCCTCCCGGCACGCGATTCACTACCCCGTAGCCGTCGATAAAGCCACCCGTCACCGCATCCAATGGATCCCCGGCGGCGATCGACCAGGGGACATTCTGCTCGTCAGGCGGCGTCGGATTCAACAGCAGCGTGTCGGCGTTGACCACGCCCGCGACCTGATACTGCCGCCCATTAACGTACATCCCCATGCCCGTCCAGGCACCGGCAAAGGCGGGTCCGGTGAGACGCTGCAGGCTGGCATTGGCGCTTACCGTATTGCCGGTGCCAGAGAGCACCATCAGGATAGGCACTGGCCCGGCGCCGTTGTCGCAGTAGGCGCGGTTGCCAGAGATGATCAAAAGCTGATGGCCGTTGCTGAAGATCTGCGCCGGATCGGGATCCGGATTCCCCCAGGCGACCGTACCGCGATCGTTGAACGTGCCATTCTGGAATACCTCGGTAAAGTTGGCCCCGTTGACCGCGAACAGGCGGCCGCCGCCGGCCCACAGGCATCGGATGGTGGGCTGCGACAGGGTGGTAAACAGCTTGAGCCCGGGGCGTCCGTATAACGCCAGCTTCACCGGTTCGTTGGGCACCTCGATGACTTCTGGCACGAGGTTCATGCACTGCTGCGCCGCGGCGTTGACGCTTCCGGAAACGTAAGAAGGACCGGCGAGAGAGATTTTCATGGCAGAATGGAATCGACCCGCTCCACCAGGCGGTAGAGGAGAAACACCGTGCAAAACGGGAAAAAAGACAGGCTGGACCGCATCGAAGCGTTAGCTGCGGAAAACACCAGAGGATTAGCGGATCTCAGGAAGTTGGTCGAAGCCAACACCACCGATTGGCGCAAAGCTGAGGCATCCCTGGCGCACACCAGAGAACTGCTCAATATGGCAGCAGCGCAGACGGTAGAAAATAAACGCGAGTTAGCGCAATTTTCTAAAGAATTCCGGGTGGATCTCGCCAAAAGCCGCAAGGAACACGACCGCGAAATGAAACAAATCCGCGCTCTGTTCAAAGATATGATCCGCCGCATCGCAGTTTGATCTCTTGCATAGCCGCTTCTCTCGGCTGGCGAGGGCGTTCGGCTGGTAACCGATAGGGGCGGAACGCAGACCGCCCCAGCTCTGCTACCGGTGCCCGCCGCTATATACGTCCCAATCCCCGCACTCGCAACCTAAGCCCAGGGGCGCGATCGGCTGTGGCGCATTGATGCTCATCACCCGCATCAGCGATTCCCGCGCCTGCTGCCGCACGTCGGCATCGATTTGCCGCTGGAAATGCGGCGCCAGCCGGCAGGCCAGATTCAGCACCAGAGCGTCGTCGTAGCCCATCGGCACGGCCAGCGCATCATCGAGCGATTGCGCCCGCGGAATCAGATGCCACGCCCACAATTGCAGCATCATTCCCGCCTGCGGCTGCCCGTAGAACAGAATCTGACCGATGGGCCAGCCGCGGTCGTAATACAGCATGTCGGGCAGATTAGTATTGAGAGTTTCGGTATCGCGCATCGCCCAGATCTCGGGCGTCGCCGCCAGCACCGGATAGCGCGCGTTCTGGGAGATCAACACCGCGCCAGAGATCACATGCGGCCGGCGGTCCGTATGCAGATCGACCTCGATGATCCCGGCCGGATCACAGCCGATGGTATAAGCCGGCTTGCTTTCGGTGATCGGAATTTCGAGCGTATCGAGCGCCCAGATGGCCAGCCGGTCGCAGTTGAGCGAGCTGATCAGGCGGTTTAATTCGTCGATGGCATCCTGAAACTGCGCCGGCGACGGCGTTCGCCCCGTACCGATGGTGATCCCGGCCTTGCGCAGCGCGGGATACAGAATGCCGTTGCCCACCTGCAGCACCGGACATCCCGCCCCAGCTCCGCCGTCGCCGCCAAACAATGCCTGATTGAAGAGAATCGCATTAAAGAGAGGCATCGACTTCACCCCATGTTACGGTCCGATATACACCCTGGTTCCGTCCGACCACCAGGTTACTGGCCGGTTTGGCACCGTGGTGATGGTATTGGCGATGGTGGCGCCGGCCGTAAACGTGACCGCGCCGTCGGGCGTCACCAAGCTTCCGCCGGCTCCCGCCCAGAGGGCATTCACCGCCGCGACATTCACTGTTCCGGTGAGGGCGAACTGCCGGTTCAGCGGAAAACTGACGATAGCGGCGGAGGCCACCGACCCGATCACATTATCAATCCCCAGATTGTCGCGTAAGATAAAGCCCGCCGGATTGCCCTGTAACAGCAAGGGAGCCGTCTCATTATTGGTAAAGTCGTTACCCGTGACCACTCCATTCGAAGTTCCGGCCGCTACGGTCAGCCCATACTTGGAATGATCCGCTGCACCCCCTCCGCTTAAATTGCCGCTCCGGTTGTTACACACCATGTAATTCACCGTATTCGGTCCTAAAGAGATGCTGGCTTCGTTTGCCACGTTCGCCATGTTGCAGCCATAGAGCAGATTGTTCAACAATTGCAAACCGGTTAAGGCGCCGGCGTTTTTGAATCCCGCCAGCCGGCACACGCCGAGAACATTATTGGTGATCTGAAGATTGGTAACGGAGCAGCCGGCTGCCAGGAAGATTGCCTCGTTTGAGGGCACCGCCGGATAGATATCGCTGCGGACAGCGATCCAGTTGTTGTCGATCACGATGTTGGCCATTGCCGTCGCGCTGCCGGCAAAGGCGATGGCATGGTTGGCGAAGGAATCGAAAATCGAGTCATTGATGTTAATCACAGCGATCCCTTGGTTTGTATTCGCATTAAACCAGATCGCATTTTGCACCTGGATGATATTTACGCTCTCGATCTTTACTCCATCGGCCGCCTCGATGAGAATGCCGTACCTGGTCAGATTGGCGCTGGACATCGCGGCCCCGCCGATAAACCCTCCGTGAATGTGAATGTCGCTGGGATTCTTATTGCCCGTGGAGTCATGAATATAGATTCCGCTATCTGACGGCAGAGCGGCAGCAAACGCTCCGGTGTTGGATAGAAAGGCGTTGCGGATAGTCACCGACCCGCAACCGTCGATGTCAATGCCTCGAAAGCCGGTGTAAATACTGATATCTTCCAGAACGATGTGACCGGCAGTGTTGCCTTTGACATGAATGGCGGCGCCGCCGGTGTTGATGGGACTGCCGAAGCCGCCTTCGTTTAAAATCCAAATATTTGACATACGCAGCGACCCTTGCGCGGCGGTCGTTGCCTCGAATAAAAACAAATCGCCGTTCGGATACGCGGCATCACGAATCAGGGCAGGGACACCTTCGGTGTTGCCGATCAGGGTAAAGCCAGGAAACCAATCGCGAATCGGGAAGGTAATTTTGGCGTAAAGGTACGACGTGGCCGTGGGCATTACAATCGCCCGCACGACACTGGGGCCGAGAGCGATCGAGTGATAAAGCGCTTCCTGAATGCCCGCCGTGGCGCTCTGAATGGTCCAGGCGCCAGTGTGCGCATTGGCGCAGGTCACGAAGATCTGGCCCGTGGGCGCGCCGGCGACGGCATTGCCACCGGTGATCTTGACGGCTTCGGCCGCTCCGGCGCCGCCCGAGATCCATAACCAGTGTTCGGTATTGGTGCCGTTCACGCCATCGGGTACGGGCGTAAGGGTAATCGAATTCGTGCCCACGGTGAGCGCGCCGCCGGGCGCCTGTGCGGGAAAGTTAGTGGAATCTGCCGGGATGATCTCCTTGCCCGGGATCTTCGACAGGTTCGGTCCCAAGGCCGATTCGATGGCCTGAATCTCGGAAACCAGCGCATTGTGGTGATAGGCGTCGATCAGCCCCGAAACCGTAGCGCCGCTCAGATGAACCGCCGGAATCGTACCATCGAATCCGCGGGCGATGGGCACGCTGGTCCCGGTGGGCGCCGCGGTCACGCGCACGATCTCGTCGCCGATCGAAAGCAGCATATCGGCCACGATACCGGCTGCGCTGGCCACCGTCATGCTGATCGCGATGTCGGAAAGCGTAGCTGCGAGCATGGTTTGCAGCCGGTCTACCGCAATCGCCAGTTGCGCATCGGTGGCAATCGCTCCGGGATAAGACGGCGTAGGTTTGCCGAGTGAGCGCGGCGCCAGCCGGGCCGCAGCAGCTCCAAAGCCAGCGGCTCCGAACGCCTTCCTCATACGGCCCTCTCGACCGCCGCCGGTGGCGGCGTACCCCCCTGCGAGCGAACGTGATTGATGCTATTCATTTGCACGATGGACGCCTTGTAATTTTGCGCCTGCGATAGTAGCGTGGGATCCACCTGCGAGCGCGGATATTCCGGCAGAATCGCAATCGCGAAGTTATAGCGCAGCGCCATCTCATAACCGGGCGGCAGGTTGATCACCTCAGTGAGGGCGGCGAAAGGTACGATCTGCGCATAGACCCATAAATTCAATGAGCCGCCGGCTCGCGGGGTGGGCCAGATGCGAACGGTGGAGTCGGGGTACAGGTAGTCGCAGAACAGCTTCTTGGCCATGATGGCCTGCATGGCGGTCTCCGGTATGGCCGCCCATCCGCTAGAGTCCACGATCTCAAGCGGCCAATCGACGCCGCCGGCGGCTACGGAAGCCGCTTCGATCCGGACCGGCCAGGCCTGGAGCGGATAGGAATATTGATTGACGCCGATTTGCAGGCCGATCACTACGAGCTGCCGCCCCGCCAGGGAGAGCCCCTCGGTATTCCACGATGCGATCAATTGGTTGAGCGAAACGAAGGCGTCGTTGAGCTCGGCGGTTTCGAGAGTCTCGCCGGCGGCGATGGCGCCGATCAGACGGAACGAGGAGTGAATCAGTTCGCTGACGGTGGGCATTAAGCAATCCTCCAGGTGGTTTCGCCGTAGGCGTCCTGCGTTGCGCCCTGGGCGATAATCGAGACCGCAGCACCTTCCGCGTTCCCGATATGCCAGCCGCCGTCCTGAGTGCCCTTGTTGGAACCGCCCCAGGAAGCCTGACCATTGAGCGGCGCAAATCCCGCAGGCAAGGTTGCGAACTGACTGTTACCGACGTTCGCACCAGCTCGATTTATTTTGTAATATAGCCGCGCCACCGTGCCACCGACTTCGGTGCGCACCCAGCAATACCCGCTTACGCCCCCGACCAGCGCGCACGCCGTCCACGCTCCCGTGCCGTAACGCAGATCACCCAGGGCCGTATCCAGGATGTCGCGCGCGCCCGTGCCGTCGTTATTCTCGATCTGCGGCTGCTGCCCGCCGCTTGATTCGCGGATGACTACGCCCCCGCCATTGCGCTTATAGAACCGCCCGCCGCCGACAAGAGTTAAACCGCCACCATCTACCAGACTGTTGAACTCGTTGGTATACATCTGACCGTTGATCGTGCGCAGATCCGAGCCAGCCAGCTCCAGATTGATCTGGTAAGCGGAGTTATAGCGGCGTGTCCAAAATTCCAGGACCGTGGCTACGCCATCCCATCGCGCCTGGAATTTCGGCAAAGAGTTGCCGCCGCCGATTTGCACGGAAGGCGCGATCAGCCCTCCGGTCATGGCGTCGCCGGTGATGTTCACATAGAGGCCATCCGCCGTGTTCTGGTCCAGCTTATTGGCATACAGGTCGTTGAGCGCTTCCTGCACAGTGTCGATCGGCGGCAGCGACGGATTCAGCGGTATCTGCGTGGCGTCGAACGGGGGCCGTGTATCCACGTAATTTTTGGTGGCCGCATGCAGGGGCGCGATCGGGTCAGCGCTCAGCGTCAGCCTGCCCGTCATCGTGTCGCCCGCGAGGGCGACTTTGGTGTCCTGTAAGCCCTGGATCCCTTCCTGCACGTTGGTCCAGGGCGGAATCGCGGGATTGAGCGGAATCTGGTCCGCCGTGCCGCCCGCGGTCTGCGTGTCCACGTAGTCTTTCGTCGCCGCGTGCAAGGGCAGCGTGGGATCACCGGGAAGCGTGAGCGGGCCGGTCATCGTATCGCCTGCTTTGGCGACCTTCGCGTCTACTTCGGTTTCCGCCTGTTCGAGCGCATCCTGCACGTTGTTGGCGCCGAAGACCGCCGGAATACAGGCCACTTGCGAGGCGACCGTCGCCGCGCCCCCGGCCGCCACTTTGTTCCAGTTGACGCCATCAGAGAGCAGCCAGTCGCCGGGGGCCAATACGATGCCGGCGGCGGGGCCGGAGGGAATCGTGCCGCCCACGGTACAGATGACGAATTCGTTGAGGTGCACGTTGGCGGGCGGCAGCGGGCCGTCGGGAATGCCGCTCGATACGGTGAAATCGCAGGTGCCGGTAGCAGCGTCGATCGTGCCGATAAACAGCAGCGTGCCCGCCACCAGACGATCGACATACTGTTTCGTCGCGGCGTGCAGGTTCGCCGTGGGATCGTCGCTGAGCGTGAGCCGCCCGGTCATCGTGTCGCCCGCAATCTCTACATAGCGGTCCAGATCGGTCTGCTCCACGGCCGGCGACCAGGCGTTGTTTTTGCGCCCGTAGAGCACGTTGTTGGCGGGCGCGTCGGGAATGCCGCCACCCACCGCGCTGTCCACGTACTGTTTCGTGGCCGCGTGCAAGGGCTGGGTGGGAGCGCCTGGCAGAGTCAGCGGCCCCGTCATCGTATCGCCCACGATCTCTACGTAGTTGGTGAGATCGCTCTGGCTGGCCGCCAGGCCCCAGGCCGCGTTGATGCGTCCGTACAGATTGCCGTCGATGGGTGCATCGGTGATCGGGGTGATGCGCGAATCGACGTACTGCCGGGTGGCGGCGTGCATGGCCTGCGTCGGATCGCCAGCCAGCGTCAGAAAGCCGGTCATAACGTCGCCCGCGACATCCACCTTGCCGTCCAGATCCGTGGATGTGGCTACGCGCTGCCACGATGCATTGTTGCGGCCATACGTGGTGCCGTCGATGGGCGCCTCGGGAATCCCGCCCGGTACCACGCGCGAATCGACATACTGCTTGGTCGCGGCTTCCAGCGGCTGCGCCGGATCAGCCGGCAGCACCAGCGGGCCGGTCATGGTGTCGCCCGCAATCTCCACATAGGCGGTCAGGTCGCCGACGTCCGGCACCGCCACCCACGCCCCGGTATTGCGTCCGTAGGTCACGCCGTCAATCGGCGCGTCCCCGATACCGGTTACCGGCGGTGGCACCCATTCGGTGTCGTTATCGAGATTAGAGCGCTTGGCGAGGTGATCGCCGGTATTGCCGCCCGGCGCTACGCCAGGTCCAGGCGGACCCTGCGCGCCGGCGCCTGAGCCGATCCATGTAAAGCCCATTAGATTTGTATCCTCACCACGACCGTCGAGGTCTGGTCGGCAATCAACCCGATGAAGTCCTGGTAGGGCACGTCGTTATCGGCGATGTTGACACTCAGCATTTCGCTGGTGACGTCGCCTACCGCCGGATTGCCTTCGCTTTTCAGCCAGATGGTGCCCGGCCCGAGATTAATCACGTTCAACCGGCGGGTGGCGCCATGAACGCCCGGATGAATCAGGCGGGTGACTTCGGTAGTGCCGATACTGAGTGTGTTTTGAATCGAAAGAGTGACGTCAGGCATACGGCTACTTCTCTTGGGGCGGATGTTTTTTGCGGTGCCGCCGCGCCGGCCGCGGCTGTGGCGGGAATGGCGTGTGGAACCCGAAGGGGCCCTCGTGCCACTCCGCGCCCAGCGCGTCCTGCTCTTCGGCATTCTCCACGATCACCGGAGCCAGCGTCCGGTGATACAGCATTTTGGGGAATTCCTGGCCCGCGTTCATTAAAGCGTCGGGACGGGCTTCCACTCGCTACCGAGGGCCGCTTCTTCTGTTGTGTTGTAGACGATCTTCACCGGCACGTTGACGTTGTAGAACATCTTGGGGTAGCCCGAGGAAGCCTGGGGAACCTGCTCCCCAAGCGGCGGCGGAACGGTGATGTTTTCTTCCGGACTCATGCTTTTTTCTCCTTAGCTTTCGATGCGGCACGCCCATTCGGGACGCTGTGCGGCATGCCCGTAGAGCACATCGCAGCGGGTAACGAAAGTATCATTGATGATGTCGTATTGCGACACCATACGAATCGCGCAGCCGGTATCGGGATCCTGCTGATTGCTGCCGAACTGCACGTTGCGCGGCACTTCGAGCGGCGCCATCCCGATCACGAACGCATCGCGGTGAAATGCGATGCCCTGCGCAGTGAGCTGATTGGCGGCGCCGATGACAGCGAGCGCGGCCAGGTTGGCGGGCAGCGCGCTCACCGTCTTGTAGGGTCCGGTGGCGATGATCGGCGGATACAGCGGGATGGTGGCCAACCCGGCGGCATCGCTCGATACATCGGCCGTGGCGGTGAACTGCTGCGCGTTAGAGAGCGTGTCGCCCGATACCGGATTGACCGCGAAGACGTTATTGATCGTGAAGACGTCGCCTTTGCGCAGGCGTAGCGCGGCGGCCGCCGTCCAGCCGCTGGTGTTGAGCGAGCTGCCGGTCTGGTTGGCGCCGGCCACTACCGGAGTGCCGCCCAGCGGTCCAATCTGGTGGGTGCGGCAGTTCTGGTCCATGACCCACTCAAAGCCGCCCATCGTCCCCATGCGGCCCTTCTCGTACTGCTGCTTGATCTGAGTCGAGCTTTGGAACAGACCTTTGGCGGCATCGAGCACGGCGGTATTCATCTTGGGCGTGTAGCAGATGGTGCGCATGCCGTCGAAGGGGCAGGCGTTCTGGTCGAGCATTTCGCCCGCCTGCCAGTACGTCAGCAGCGTGCCAGGAACCGTGCCGGGCGTGCCTACGGCGTTGGGCGTCGTTTGATAGGCCATGGTCAGGCCGTCGACGTCCACCGCATTGGCCAGCGCGAGGGCGGCACTGTCCAAATAACGGTCGCGGAAGTTGTCGATCGAGAGCGTGAGGTCCTTGCTGCTGAAGCTGAACCCCACGACTTTCTGTTTGTTGAGGGTGAGGGTCTTCTGGGTTTCGGTGACGTCCTGTAGCGGCGTGAGCACCGGACCGTCCTGCGCGTTGAATTTGACCGGATCGCGCAACCGCAGCGTGTCGCCGATCTTGGCGCCTTCGACGGCGAACTTATCGTCCCACGTGTGGGCGATGGCGCCGCTGAATCCGAGATTGTTTTTGAAGCGGCGCAGGAGTTCGTTGGTGATGACCTGGCTGGTCAACAGCGTGTTGGGCACTTACTTGCCTTTCAGTTGCGCCTCCCGGGCGCGGTTCCATCGCTTCCAATCACGTGCCGTGTCCTCGTCGTATACGTTGTCGGCGGTTTTCACGGTGCCGTGACTGATCGGCGATAGCGGCCGGGGCGCGCTCGATACTTTCGGTTTGGGGTTTTCAGGGGCAGGCGGGGCATAGGCGGCAGAGAGCTTGCCGATGGCGAAGACGGCGCCGACCGGAGACAGCGCGGCGATGCGCTTCAGCTCCGCCGGGTTTTTGGCCAGCCAGTAGAGCAGCTCCGCGCCATGCTCATCCTCGAGCAGGGCCTGACGCGCCGCCAGCACCCCCGGCCCCTGCGGGATGGGGGTGGACTCGATCAGCTCCTGATAATCGGGATGAGCCTTCTGCGCGGCCTGCTCTTTGGCCGTCCAGCTCTCTTGTTCCGATTTCCGCGCGGCTTCGGCGGCACGCTGAGTTTCCTCCGCTTTCCGCTTCTCCTCGCGCTGGTCGAGCTTCCACTCGGTCAGCGCTTCGGTGTAGTCCTCCAGCGTCTTGTAGTCGTTGAGATCCGGCCGCGGGGTTCCGCCCACCGCCGGCGGCGGAGCGCCGGGAGCCGATGGCGCGGCCGCCGCCGGTGGTGTCTGTTCGAGCGCACGAACACGCTCGAGTAGTTCGGAGTTTTCCCGGATCAGCCGGTCGATTTTGCGCTGGCGGGAGCCGCCGCGGGAGGTGCCTGCTTCCTGAACATCATCCGGTTCCGAGTCCGGGGCGGTTGTGGCCGCCGGTTCGGGCGCTTCGGGCGAAGCACTCTCCTCCGGGGCCGCGGGCGGTTGGGCTGGTGGTTTTTCTCCCTCGGTTGCGGTGGGCAATTCACCCGTGCGGCGCCAGCGATCGTATTCCCGGAAATCGGTGGGAATCTGCTCGATGGGCGTGCCGGTCCCTTGCTCCACAGCGGGAGTTTCGTTGTCTGCCATAAGTTTTTCGCTATTGCGTGATCTCTGGGGCGGCCGCTTCCGCCGGCCCCATGTTCATGGCGGTGATTTGTGCCTGAATCTGCGCCAGCTGCGCTTTCATGAGCTCGATATCTTCGGTCGATTTGGCCTTCATCTCCGCCGTCAGCAGATCCACCCGCGCCTGGAGGGTAGCCTGCTCCTGATCGGCCTGAATCTTGGCCATCTCGATGCGCTCGTTGCTCGCCGTCTCGATGGCTTTGGTCTGCTGCTCCTGGGTGACGCGCTGCAATGCCTGAGTGAGCTGCTCGATCATCTGCCCATCCTGCTGCATCTTGGCCATCACCGCGGGCGGCAGCGGCGGAGCACCATCGGGCTGATCCTGCAGCGCAGGCGGCAGCGTCTTTTGCAGACGGTCGGCGATCTTGTCGGCACCCGGGAAGTCGCCGTTGCGGAAGATCAGGTCGCCCGCCACTTGCAGGATCTGCGGGTACGCCTGCGCAATCTTGGTCATCGTCTCGAAGGCTTCCAGGCGCTGCGTCGGATAGCTCGGGCCGGTGGTAATCGCCACGTCGTATTTGCCGGCGTGGAGGTCGTAGCAGCGGTCCTTGCCCTTCTCGTCGACATACTGCTGATTGACCTTGACGATCTGCTGCGCCCGGTCCTCGCCCAGGATGCGCACCTCGCGCGGGGTGTCGTAAATCTTGGGGATCAGCTCGACCAGGATCTGGCCACAGTGGCGGATGGCGCGGCTAAGATTGTCCATGAAGTGCAGATTCGCCATGCCCGACTGGCTCTGCCGGCGCTGAATGGCGATGCCGCTCGATTCCGGTCCCTGCGCTCCCAGCGCCGCATCGTAGATGTTGGTCGTCGCTTTGATGTCGTCACTAGCCTGTGCAGCGCCGAGCGACAGCGCCTGAATCGGCGGCTCGAAGATGTTGCGGGTCGGCGGCTGCGCCGGGTTGCCGGCGATGTCCACCGGTTCGTATTCGAGATAGGCCCACGGTATGCTATTGGCCGTGGCCCAGCGCGGATCCTTGAAGGCGCCTTTGACTCCGATCCAGGGTGCCTTGGTCCCGAGCATGACGGTTTCCGCCTCGCTCGACCGATAGAAGTTATACAGCTTTTGCGCGCCGCGGGCGAAGCGTACCAGACTGAACACGTGCCGCTCGCCTTCGACGTACATCTCTTTGCCGAGCACCACCAGGATCGGGATGTACTGCCCCCGCCAGTCGGTCTGATCCAGGATCTCGACGCCGTTGATCTTATAGCGCTTGACCTGATACACCACGGTGTCGCGTTCGATGCGCTTGCCGTCCGGCCCGGTGGCGTATTGCAGTCCCGGCGGCAGCGGGTCGCTGATTTCGTCGCTATACAGGCCGGTGACTTTACCGTCCGGCCACTGAATCGCGATTAGCTTCTTGGGGATCGCTTCCCGCACCCAGTAGCGCGCGACCAGCACGCCGTCGGTGCGGATCCAGGCGGGCGCGGGGTTGCTGATGCCAGCGTAGAAATTGCTGGCCACGACATCGCTGTCGCCGTATTCGGCCTGGTAGTCTTCTTTGGACATGAATTCCGTTTCGAACGCCCATTTCATGTCGCTTTTGTCGGCCGCGCGGGCGAATGGATCGATCCACACGCTGAAGGGGTCCTGGATGCGCTCGATGTACAGCTCCTGATCGAAGCTGGTCGGGCAGCAATAGCGGGTTTCCACCTTGAAGTAGGCGAAGGAGCCGGCGGCCGACTGCTCGATGGCGGTCTCGTAGACTTCATCGGCCTTGCTCGCGTATTCGATGTGCCGGATCATGCCTTCCAGGACTTCGGCGGTGTCGGGGTCGCCTACCGAATCGACGGGATGCACTTCGATGCCGGGCTGGTTGGTGCGCGCCTCGTTGGCCACCTGGTTGACCGGCCCGGTCAGTTTGTTGAAAGTAAGGCACGGACGGCGGTTATTGCCCGCGGTCCGTGCCTGAACGTCTGCGGAGTCCCACTGCTTGCCGCGGACGTAATCGAGGTCGATGCGCGCTTCCTTGCGGATCTGCTCCTCAGCCGCCTGCACCAGCGTGAAGCGCTCGCGGGCGGTGGCCAGGATGTCTTCGTCGGATGGCTTACGGGGCACTGCGAGTTATAATAGAAGCAACCGGGATGCTATCCCGTTGAGGAAAAACATTGACTACAAAAGAACTAACCGACATCGTTGCTGCCAACAGTTTGGCGATTGCGGAGAATACAAAATCCATCGCGCAGTTGACGCAGAATTCTTTGACTCTCCACGAGTCCATCAAATCGCTGGAAGCCGCAGCGGAAATTCTGCTGGAAAGCGCCAATAAACACGAGGCGGTGATTGCGAATCTCGAGAAGCAGTGGCAGGCATACATCAATACGTTGCCTAAGAGTTGATCTTCCGCCGTGCGTATTTCCGCGCCAACGGAAGCGGCCGGAGTCGCGTCCGGAAGGGGCTCCCCGACAGAGAGCCCCCTATTCCCGGACATTGGCTTACTTGGGAGTAGCCACCGGCCCGCCCGGCGCCATCGGCGGCGTGGGCTGCAGCGACGTATCGTAGATGAACCAGCGGTAACCGACACCCACCACCCACACCACGATGGCGACCTTGCCTTTGAGTCCGAGTTCGGGAGGCAGCGGCGGCCAGATGGTTCCGGGAGGCTGCGGCAGCGTATTGTCGGGTGCCTCGGCGATGTAGATCGGCGGCATAGCAGTTACCGGCGGCAGATAAATTGGCGGCGTAGGCACGCCCGGCTTCGGCCATACGCCGGGCAGGGGCGGCAGCGGCACCGGCTGGTGGCTCCCGTAAGGCGGGAACTGCGGCATCGGTCCGCCGCCCGGATGCGGCGGTTGCGGCCACATGCCGGGAGGCGAAGGCCACATGGTGGGAGGCGCGCCGCCGGGCGCGATCGGCGGCATGATGCCCGGAGTGCCCGGACCCCAGATACTGAGCGGGGGCTGCGGCCACATCTCTGGCGGCGATCCGCCGAGCTGTTCGCCGATCAGCTGGATATACGCGAATGGCATAAGTGTTATTTCCCTTTCATCATTTGGCTGAGGTTATTAGTTACGGGTGGGCGCGCCGGTTTCGCACGGGGAATCCGGGCACCGGACTTACGCGCGGTGTTGAGCGCGATCGCTACGGCCTGCTTGGCGGGATATTTCTCGTCTCGCAGTTTCGAGATGTTCTTGCTGATTGTGGCCCTGGTGGTCCCCTTGTTCAGCGGCATGGGTTTCCTCTATCGGTATTCCACCCACGAAACCAGCGCCGGCGTTCCGGCGGTGACGCGGGTTTCATAGTAGTAATCCGCCAGCACCATGAAAAACAGCTCGATGGTCGATGTCTGATTGCTGTCGTCATGGATTCTGCGCCAGCACCGTATAGCCCGCGAGATTGGCGGCTGCGCCGGTCCTGTCAGAGACCAGCACGGCAGCGCCGTAATCGTTGCCCTGATAGATCACCAGATTCGCTCTCGAGGCCATGTCATGCCATCCATGAACCCGCGTACTCGCCCAACAGTCGCGACTCCTCGGGCACTGCCGGCGCCACGTGCGCGGCGAACGTCAGCGCCAGGGCGTCGGCGTTGTCCGGGGACGCGATGCCGCGCTTCACCATGTCCTGTTTGCTCTCGAGCACCAACTGCTCGCGGCGGTTGCGGTCCGCGCCGGGGCCGGTGAGGTCGTTCTCGAGCACCGTGTCGCCCACGATGGCGCCGTGCTCGAGCCAGTCGCGCAGTTTGTTCCACATGTAGGCCCGCATGTTGGCCTGATGGCGGTCTGGGGAGTTGGCGCCGAAGTTCACTTCCTGCACGTTGGTGAAGCCCATGCTCTTCAGCCGCTCGACGTACGGCGCGCCGTAAGCCGAATCGACGAACATCATGGCGACCTTGTGCCCCGGCCGCTTGTCGTTTAAGATCTCGGCGAGCTTCGACAGCATGGGGCCGCGATCGCCGCGGGTGAACTCGCCGGCGATCCGGATGGGCGGGATGGTGCGCGCGTCGTATCCGCGGCGGAACGCGATCACGTTCCAGGCCGCGCCGCCGCCCGAGACGTCGAAGCCCGCGATCAGCGGATCGTCGGGGAACGTGGTGACCTGGCGGCGCTGCGCTTCCCAGACGCGCTCGCTGTCGATGAACTGCAGATCGCCGGCCCGTGGCGCCACGCCACGCACGCGGACCCGGACGAAATCGGAGTCTTCGCCCCAGTCGTTCACCCACTCGGCGATCAGTTCTTTATTGGTGAACCGGCAGGTGCGGCTGTCCACGATGCGCTGCTTCCAGCGGTCACGCTCGCTGCCGAACACCACGCGATGAAACTTGCCCTGGTTGCGCGTGGGGTTGCCGAAGGCAAAAATCATCGGCTCGCCGTCGGTCAGCCCGCCCTCGGCCACTTCCCAGATCTCATCGGGCACGGCGCTCGATTCGTCGAATAAATACCAGCTGGTGCTGTTGGCGGCGTGCTGGCCGTGAAAGGCTTCGGAGTTTTCCTTACGGCAGGTCTGTGCGCTGACAAACCAGGATTCGGGCGCGCATCTGGCGGCGATCTTATTGGCGCCGATGGTGAACCAGTGCGCGGTGATGCACATCTTCGTCCACTTGACGATGGTGGGCCAGCTCTTCGACTCGAGCTGCGGGAAGGTGTTGGCAGTCACCGTGCCCTGGGAGTGCGGGCGGGTGGAGAGAATCCAGTTGGTGAGCCAGCCCGAGATGGTGGATTTCCCCGTACCGTGGCCGCTCGAAATCGCTTCGCGGATGGGCAGTACGGGGTGAATCCCATCGAAGGCACGTGCTCGCACCTCGCGGCCAATATCCATGAGTAAGTCGCGCTGCCAGTCGTCAGGGCCGTGGTAACCGGCGAGCGGGCCGGGTTCGCCCCAGGGGTACGCCGCAATGACGAACCGATAGGGGTCGTCTTTGAGGCTGGCCATCAGCTCGATCAGTTCGATTTCAAGCTGCGTCCGGTTTGATTTCAATCAGGCGTCCTCGGGCGCTTGTGAGGAGATCGGCGAGGTTCACGGTGGCGGAGACATCGACGGTGGCGCGTTCGCGGTATTTATCGGGCATAGCGCCACGGGCCAGGAACATCAATAGCGCGTCGCTCTCGCCGTCGATCGCGCGGCGGAAGATCTCGTCTTCGATCATATCCGGAAGCTGCTGCTGCACCTGTTCGAATGCAGCACGATACGCTGGATTGGTTTCGAGATGGTAGTAATGTGTGTCGCGATGAATACCGGCGATCGCACACGCATGAACCACGCGGCCGGTAACAGCATAGGCCTCGAGGAATTCCTGCATCTTCGCCTGGCTGATCTTTTTCGTTGATTTTTTGAACTTCATTTCCGGCTTTGTGTCGGAAGTGTCGGATTTGTCAGTTTCCGGAAGGTCCATACGCCGGGGGGATTCTCCTCAGTTTCGCGGTTATGCGAATACTTCTGGTTAGTGGGCGGGCGCCTGGCGGGGAGTAAGTCGATGTTGTCGTGGACGGCGATCAGGGCGCGGATGCGCTGTCTGGTGCCGCGTCCGATGACGTGGCCGCCGTCCAGCATGCGCTGGGCGGCGGTGGCCGACACGTAGCCGAGCAAGGCATTGCCGGAGCCGTAAATGGGCAGCAGGTTGCGGGGAGATGACACGGGGTTGAAAAGGGAATTGGGAGTTCGGGATTAACGTGGTGTCCGAGCCCACGTGAACGCGATCCCATCTGAACGCGCTATTAGATTTGTTGTAAGCGTACAATTAAAACGCTTTACGCGTCAAATGATTTGTCCGGCAGCGTGTTCCCAGTAGCCGGGTGATCTCCTCTAAGCCTTTCTCGCTGTCGTCGTAGGTCATAGTGGCTTCGCGCTTTTGCTGGCGATGTTGCCTTCCTCCAGCGTGTCGAATATGGCCTCCATCCTTTTCTGGCTTTCCCGGATCGCTTCCTGGGTCTTGGCCAGTTGTTCTATCTGTTCGTCAAGCGTCATAGGCCGTTTTGGCCCCAAATTTCCTGGTTTCATGTTGGGACAACTCATTCCCCGGATTCCCGGATCGCCGCCTCGTACTCGGCTCGCTCGCGCTCCGCCGCCGCCGCGCGCTGCTGGCGATCGCGCTGGCCATCCGCGTAGGAATCAAAGAACGTGGAGTCACGCGAGCCACGATTCAGAATCTCGAAGTCTCCCCGTTCATCCTGCTTCTGGACCACCAGATAGCGATCATTCTCGGCTACCACGATCGCGTCATATCCCTCCTCTTGCCCGCCCCACCACACATAGATCGTCCGGCCCCGCAGACGCTCGGCGCGGCGTGCTTTTAGCGCGGCCCTCTCTGATTCGGTTAGAGCCGGAAAGGGCCGCGGCCTGAACTTCACGGCGCGCTCGGCGCGGTTCTCGATCTCTTCGATGGACACCAGCCCGCCCTGCAGCAAGACCGCCCGGTAAGTAACGTGGCGGGCGTCCTCTCCGTTTTTGGTGTACGGGCCGGGGCCACCAGCCACGATATTGGTGGTGTAAAATTCGACGGTTCCCGTGAAGCCGCAAGCCTGATCGTCAAGAGTCAGTTTTCCTTCGGCGGTGATGACATAGGTTTTTAAATCGCAATCCAAATCCTTGGTCTGGTATGCGGCACCCTGAAAACATGCTGGCGGATTCCCCGGAAGCGGATACTCGCACCGAATATAATCGAACATTCCCATCGCTAAACCACCTCTGCGGTTACTCTACCTTGACCAGCGCTTCCAGCTCATATCCGCACCTCGATCTCGCGCGGCGGCGCGCTCTTGCCCTTGGTCCCACGCACCGTCATAGGCGTCCATACCACTTGCTTGTACTTGCCGAACAGCCCTCTGCCCTCGCGGTAATCCCGGAAGTGGCCACGGCAGATGTGCATCGCCTTGGCCACTCCGACTGTGTCGCTCTTGCCCTCGCGGCGCAGAATCTGTTTCAGGGGCTCGATCACCAGCGTCTTGTAATTCACCGGCCAGGATCCGGTCTTGGCGAAATATTTTTTGGCCAGCGGCTTGGGTACGGTGTTCTCAGTGATGGTGACGTTCTTGCAATGCAGGAAACTGATGGCCAATAGCGTGGGATGCACCCAGATAATCAGCGCCTTCATGATGGCGTCATCTTTCTGGTCGGCGAAGCCTTGCATCCAGGGTTTATCGAGACAACGGCCCTCAGCGTCCACGCAGAAGAAGATGGCCCCATGCGGACCACTGGGGCTCTTACCCCGGTGGCCGTAATCGATGAACAGCTCGCACCACAGCACCCATCTGGTGGCCTCGGGGAATTCGCCGGTCACATCCTTACGGTCGGCGGCGTGCACCAGAATGCCGACTTTGGCATTGGGATCGATCAGGGTGGAAAGGTCGGTATCGCCTTTCTCTTTGCTGTGGATGCGGTTCGGCAGACGATGCTCGCACCAGAACGCCGGGAAGGGCGGGGCGAGATTGGGGAAGTCCTTGTCCAGACTCCAGAATTCCTGGTCGCTGACGTGGAAGTAGTAATCGGCCACGTTATCGATGAGCAGCACCGGCAGCTCGCGGTTCTCCAAGTGTGGCAGGAGATTGGCCGTGTACTGGTCCCAGTCGCGCACGCGGTGGGGCGCTACCCAGACCGGCATCTGGAAGGCATGATGGGCGCGCAGGTCGTCGATTAGGCGCGCCACTTCGCCATATCCTCATCCGTGAGGTCCCTGAACAAATCATCTACGAGCTGCCCCTCGTACTCAGTAATGCCGAGAGCATGAGCGATTTCGCGTATCAGGGAATTGCCAATCTCGCCTCCTTCCACTAATTCATCAAAGCTTCCGTGATGGATCCAAAGGAACTCGTCCCTGCGATGGCCAAACACGATCAGGCTGCCGTCTGGCATGCGCCCCACGTGCTCACCTTCATGATTCTTTATCAGCCATTTCTCTATCTGGACAGGTCCAATGGAAAATTGATGCGCAGTGATTTTAGGGCGAATCGGGTTTGGCATTTACTTCTCTCCCTTTCCATTAGTGTGCTCACGCGTGATGGCGCGGATCAGGCCATCGAGATTTGCTTCAATCTGTTTCATGCGGGCATCGCTGGCGTCAACATAGCTAGCTACTGATTGCGTCACATTGGCGATCATTTCGTTGGTCTTTAGCATGGCTCCGGTCAGGATCTGCAGGTTGGCGCTGGCAGTCTCCAAGTTCTTTTCGATTCGCTCGAAGCGTTCTTCTACCTCTCGTTCCATGTCAATTCCGTGATCCTTTCAGATACTCGCGGGTTTGCCGTTGCGCTTCCTGCAATTCCAATAACATGGGCATAGCTTCTTCCATGCTCGCGAATTTGCTCGGCATGAGTTCGTAATTCAGTTGCGTAGAGCCGCAGAGATCGCACTTGGCATTGAGCACCTTTTCCGTCACCATTTTTTGAAACTGCTGCTCCAGGGCTGTAAGCAATGCCGTGGCCTCGGTCGCGTGCTCGTATTCATTGGCGACCGCTAGGATGCAATGACGATGGGGGCAGAGCAGTTGGCAAATGTAGACTTTCATTTGGCTTCAATTCCTCACACGCCCTCGGAGGCCAAGGCTACGAATGCCTTGTTCCATTCCTCGCATCCGACAATCCGGACCCGCACGAAGTCACTGCCGCCGGATGCTTACCCTTTGCCATTTTGATCCTCGCGGCCCAGTTCCTGGATGAACGCGGCGATTCCCACCATCAGTGCGGATTGCAGCTTGGCCAGGCGCGCATCGCGCTCTTCCGCTCTCGCCTCATTATCTTTGTGAATCGATGCCAGCAGTTCCACTGACTGGGTAAGCGCCTCGATCCTTTCGTCAATCGTCATGCGGCCTTCCTCTTACGCGCTGATGCCGGCCTTTTGGCCTTGTGACCCTTCCACCGTGCCGCCGCCGCTTTAGCGGCGATCTCTTTGCGCCTCTCCGGGCTCAGCTTCTTCAACCGCTGGCGTACCATCTCCATGGCCGCAGCGTTTTTCTTCGCCATATCCCCACGTTAGCACACACCTGACATGAGCATAGATTTCACCCCAAAGTCCAACTGACATGCTCACGTCCGCTTGACTGAACATGCTCACGTGAGCAATAATTAGATTGTAAGACAGCCGCGAAGGCTTTAAAGCGCAAGGAAAAACGATGACCCGCTTCTCTGAAACTTATCCCGCAGCCTACACAATAGGCCCCTCCAATGCTTGCGACAATTGCGAGCACGAGGTCATGGAAGACCTCCGCGAGGTATTCGAATACCGCCACGGCACGCACCGCTTTTACGCTTGCGACGAGTGCTACAACGAAATCCAGGCCGATCTCGAAAAGGCGCAGCAGGAGGAGATCCGCCGCAAGACGATCCTCCGCGCAGAGCACCTGCACGCCGTCCGCATGTACGCCCAGATGTACGTCGCTCTGGGCGGAACCCGCATGTGCTGCGAGTGCAAGACCGCCGAGGCCCGCTGGGATTCGCTCTACTGCTCGGAAGAGTGCCGCAAGAGCTTCCTCACCTTTCCGGAGGTTGCGTAGCCATGATCATCAAGACCAGCTTCGTTTACCCGCCAATCCCGAACCGCAATTTCGATTGGCTCGCCTACGTCGATGGGCACGAGGAAAACACGCGGCTCCAGGGATGGGGCCGCAGTGAGGCAGAGGCGATCGCCGAGTTGAAAGAACGAATCGAGGAAGAGGAATAGTCCAATGGAAATTATCAGATTCGCCACAAATGTGGCGCAGGAAGTGCGGCTGAAAGGACTCGAAGGCCGTCTCGTGGACAGCAAATTCGGGGGATCGCAGTATCTCTTCTACGCACAGGAAGGCGTCTTCTACGTCTCTGAGCCGGTCGGCAGGATCCTAATGGATCAGTTCCGCGCATTGGACGTCAAACCCGGCGAGACGGTCGAAATCTGCAAGGCCGAAACCGGCAACGGAACGGGACGCAAGACGCAGTGGACCGTGTCGGTGGTGGTGGCCGACGGGTTCGCGACGATCGGCGAGCAGAAGGTGGACGTCTCCCCGTCAACGGAGCTCGAGCGCAAGCTGGCCGATTCCATCGCGGTGGTCGAGGCCCGCAAGCAGGCCCAGCGTGCACCGGCCGCAACGCCGGTCGAGCAGCCCGCCTGGGCGCGCGCGCTGGCCAATCAGACCCGCCAGTTGATCGATGTCTACGCCGATGCCCTGGCCTATGCCGGCGAGAAGCACGGCAACGCCGTCAAACCCGAGGACGTGCGCGCCATGATGACCACGCTATTTATCAACCTCTCCAAGAACGGGAGCGCCGCCAATGCTGCCTAAGATCACCTTCGAACTCGACGAGCCCGTAGCCCTGCGCCTGCGATACGCGCAGGGCCTGCTCATCGGCAACAAGTTTTACGAGCGGTGGCCGGGCGACACGGTGCAGTACATCTTCAGCGCCGAGGAGGGCGTGTTCTATCTCAGCGATACCGCGGGCGCACTGCTGAATGCCCGCCTGCGGTCCCGCGGGGTGCAGCCCGGGCAGACGATCACCATCACCAAAGTGAACGTGCCGAACCCGAACAGCGCTAGGCCGATCGCCGAGTACTTTCCGCGGGTGTGCGAGGAGCTGGCGTGACCTACCGCTTCTTCTGCGTGCTGATGGAAATGCACCAAGCCGATCCCGAGACCGTGGAGCAGTTCCTGGACGATCCCGAGTTCCGAGAGGAAGTGATGCGCCGCATGCAGCCTCAGGGGCTGTTGGACGCAGTTGTCAAAGAGACTGAGAAACAAAAGGAATCTTAATTTTATGAAACGTATTTTTATTACGACGATAATTGCTGCCGCACTGCTGGCCGGTGGCTTGAATGCACAGACGAGAACGGAGGATAAACGCTGGGTGCCGGTGGCGGTCACCAGCGATTATCAGACTTATGTCTACGTGGATTCGCAGACCATCCGCCGTACTGCGGATCTAGTTACGGTGTGGGAGAAATTTGCTGACCGACCTGGCGGGTATTCCCTGCACCGGATCGAGATCCACCGCAGTGGCCAGTATCGGTTTCTACTAGGATATGAATACGCGGCTGATGGGAGCTTGATCCATTCGTGGAGCACGCCGAGCGGCTGGATCGATTCCGCCCCTGGATCGGTCCAAGAACAGGTGAATCAATATTTCTTCCCGCTGAAGCAAATTCCCACAGTTCGTTACTGATCGAAACCGCCTAACGGTTATACTGACAGCACGAGAACCGTAGAACTAACCGCACTTTAGCGCCGGGGGCCGCAAGGCTTCCGGCGTTTTGTTTTTCGAATTGGTTATCCTGACAGAACCGTCATGGCTCCGACAATCGAATCACTTCAACACGAAATCAAGCGCGAGATGGATCGGTTTGCTTCCCTGGACCGCAAGCTGCAAATCCTGTTGTCCCTGGAATACCGGCATCTGTCCGCCCCTCTGCCGTTTTCCGACATTCAGTTCCGCAGCTATTCGCAGAACGGGGAGGACGGAATCCTGCTCTACCTCTTCTCGCTGATCGGCACCACCAATCGCCTGGCGGTCGAGATCTGCGCCGGCAACGGCATCGAGTGCAATACCGCCAACCTGATCATCAACCACGGCTGGCGGGCGCTATTATTCGACGGCGATCCCGCCAACGTGGAATCGGGGCGGCGGATGTATGCCGGTTTAGCCGATACCTGGATCTCTCCCCCGCAACTGGCGCAGGCCTGGGTCACCCGGGAGAATGTCAACGATCTGGTGCGGCAGCACGGATTTACGGGCGCGATCGATCTGCTTTCGATCGATCTCGACGGCAACGATTATTGGATATGGCAAGCGCTGGACGCGATCCAGCCGCGGGTGGTGGTGGTGGAATACAACGGGGTGATCGGGCCGGACCGGGCAGTGACCATACCGTACGATCCCCAGTTCCGTCTGGATTTTTCGCGAACGCCGTATTACTGCGGAGCTTCGCTGGCCGCGTTGGTCAAACTGGGACGCGAGAAGGGCTACCGATTCGTCGGTTCCGAGCGGCTACAGTTCAATGCGTTTTTTGTGCGCGAGGATCTGGCGGGCGATCGCCTGCCGGAAGCTGCGGTTGAGCGCTTCTCGCCGGGTTTTCCGGGTGTGGATTGGGGCGATCGGATCTGGCTCGATGTCTAAGCTGATTTTGTACCGCTGAGGCGTCCGAAATATACATGTCAGGGCGAAGTGCGCCACTTTCCCACGCTCTAGTGCGCGAAAAGTGGCGCACTTCCGGTTTTTTGGCTTTAATCTGGTTGATTCTAAAAGATATAGGAAGTGAACCAGAAGTGCGCCACCCCCCCTTTTTTGCACCCCCCCTGGCGCACTTCTGGCGCACTTCCGAAGTACTAGTATTTTTCACAGACCATCCAGGTCCGGCTGCACACAGAGCCGATAGCAATTGCCGCCCCCCTGTTTCCCCTGAGAGACCTCAATCTTCCCTTGCTGTACGCCCTCGATCAGCAGTTCGATAATCCGCCGCCGTGACAGCAATCCTTCGAGTAGCCGCGTCAATGTCCGATGGCTGCTGTTCGGATGCGTCCTGAGCGCCGTGTAGAGATGCTCCACATCCGGTATCTTGCGCTGCGCGGCGGTCTCAAACCGCCCGTTTTCGTAAGCGATATGCAGCGCGTCCACCGGTCCGATGCGGGTCTTGAACGGAACAAAGCGCACCGTGGTCAGGGCGCCCCCGGCCGCCGCATCGATGGCTTCGAGCACGTAACCGGAGTCCAGCGCAGCTTTTATGTCGCTCGAGCCGCGGTATTGCTTGCTGGTCTCCGATTTCCCGGTATTGTGTAGCACCACCACCGCGGCGCCCATGGTGGCCAGCGCGCGGTAGGTCTGCATGTGCTTGCGGGTCTCAAACGCGTTCTGTTCGTCCCCGCGATGGAACGCAATCAGGGCGTCGAAAATCACCAGCGGTTTGCGCTGTTTGCAGAACTCGATGATGGACCCCGCATCCGGCCCTTCCGGCTGGGGATCGTTCCATCCGCCCCAGATGATCAGATCCGGTGTCTTGGGAATGCGCAGCCGATGCAAACGCTCCTTCACCACGAATAAGGGATTCTCGCGGTCCACGTACAAGACCGGCCGCCGCTTCACTTCGCGCTGCAGGAATGCCGTGCCGTGCGCCACGCAGCCGGCCAGCTGCAGGGCGAGCGTGCTTTTGCCGACGCCGGAATCGCCGCTGATCATGGTCACGCTGCTGGCGGCGACCAGGCCGTCCACGGCCCACTCGAGTTCGCCCACTTCCATATCCCAGGCCAACGGCAGCGTCTCCACCGCGAAGGCCTTCTTTTCCTTGCGCTCCGGCTCCTGGCGCAGGGCCAGCCACCTGGCCACCGACTTCACCACCGCCGGCGCCACCAGCTTCACCAGGTGCGGCAGGCCGGTGATCTCGTGTCCGTCGTCGAAGCGCTGGAACGTGCTCTCGACTTCCCGCGCGGCGGCGCTCAGGTCGGCGCCGTTCGGCCACAGCAGCCGGTACAGCGCACCCACCAGTGCAGTCGCATCGCCAAGCTCCCACCGCGCATACGCCAGCGCGCCGGCCAGGGCCAGGAACGCATCATGACGGCCGCCACCCTCCTGAGGCCAGTGGCGCTTCAGCAGGGCCACCGCGGCCGTCCAGCGCACCGCACGGCCCAGGTCGCCCGCATCCACGTTGGCGGGTTCCCCGTCGCGCCAGAACTCGACCACCTCCCCCGACGGGTGCGCGCTCGGCGGCACCATCGTTTGCAGGCCCACGCTGCCGTCGGTTTTCAGGCAGCGGAACTCAAGCAAGGTGCCGTCGTGTACCGGATCGAGATACTTTACGCTGCGGCAGGGCGGGTCGATGCGGTAGAACCAGTGCGACCGCGGTTTGCTCTTACGGCCGAAAATCAGCGCTGTGTCGGGCGCGAACAGCGGCCACGCCGCCACCGCTTCGGCGCTGTCCAGATCGATGTCGCAGTTGCCGTAGGGCTCGCCGAGCAGTACGCCGATGTTCTGCGGCTGTCCATTGAAGTAATTCGGGATCAGCTCGCTATTCAGGTGCAGATTCTGCCAGCCTTCGAGTTTGGGACCTTTCTCTCGAAACGGAATAGGTACGGGGAAGTACCCGCGCTCGACCCAATTCATGGCATGATGGCGAATGTCTGGCATTTGAGACCTCGTGAATGAGTTTCAATCACGCTGTAAGAAAGGACCGGGAAACGCACCGGTCCTTTCTTTTTCGTACTCGTCCAGCCAGCGCAGCAAATGCTCCACGCGGTCGACAGTAGCGACCTTGATCTTGTAGGCCGCTTCCAGCTGAAAGATCTTCTCGATCTGCGCCGGTGACGGTCTGGCGCCGGGCCGCTTCACTTCCAGGAAAAAATCGTCTTTGAGGCAGGCGTAGTCGGGCAGGCCCGGCTCGCCGATGCGGATCCAGCGCCCGTCGGGCGTCTTGAATAAGCCCGACTGCAGACGGACGACGTAATACCCGCGCAGACGCAGCAGATCGATGCAGGCACGCTCCACGTCATTCTCGACGAGCTTGATCTTCGGCGAGGTCAGGCGGAATGTTTTTTTCACGCGATACGCCTCACTTCCTCGGCGATCTCGTGTACCTGCGCGCGGCAGTCGCCGCAGATGCGATTCAGCTCCGCCGGATCCCACTCCACCCAGCTCCGGCCGTGTTGCGGCGAAATGTCGCGGCCGCAGAACGTCCGCATGGCGCCGAACATCTGCAGGTGGCGCCCGCCGGCGATCCGGCGCATGACGAGCCGCGCGCGGCCGGCGATGACCTGGCGCAGGGGGGCGTATTGAAACTCGCGCAGGGCGAGCCGGTTCTTTTCCACGACGCACACCGGACAGGTCAGCTTCGTATCCGGGATCGGGCGGGAACAGGCGGGACAGGTCATGCGACCTCCATCTGTGGGGAAGGGTGGGGAATATAGCGGGAAAACAGCCGTAAAACTGGAAGACAAGGAAAACAGAAAGCTAGTAACTTACTGAGCTTTACGATACAAAGTTCGTTCCAACACCTTGCAATAAGTGTGCTAAAAATAAAGAAGTTATTGGAATTTTGCCAACTTGGTGGGGAATGGTGAGGATTACTGCTATACTCGGAGGCATGCCGCTGCATCTGTATCGACGCCATTTCCGGAACGGCCGCTGTTGGGGTGGTCACGCCCCGGATTCGCAGACTTATGAACCCGACGAACTGCGCCCGAAGTGGAAGAAATGCGCCTGCCCGATCTATGCCTCGGGTACGCTCGACGGCCACCCGAAATTCCGGCGCAACACACAGCGGGTCCACTGGACCGAAGCCCGTAGCGTAGCCGATGCGTGGGAGCGGCATGGACCGGACGCTCCGCCTCCCGATCCCTCTCCGACGTCGCCACCAATCCCCACGGGGAAATCGCGCCGCAAGATCGCCGATGCCATCATGCTTACACTGGCGGAGACTAAAGCGAATGAATCTGCGTTGGGGACGTTTCGCCGATATAAGGGTGTGCTGAAAAAACTGCAACAGTTCAGCACGGACGTGAAGGGGTACGTATACCTGGATCAGTGGACCATCGACGACGCTAATGAATTCCGTCGCTGGTGGAAAGGCTCGGCCCGTTATCACCAGAAAAATTTTAGTTTCCTGCGGACCTTCTTCACCTCGCACCGGGTCATCGAGAACCCGATTGAGAAATCGAAGCGAGGCAGGAACCGAAAGCAGCGAGAGGCTTCTCAGATCAAACAGAAATCGCCCTTCACTGACGATGAACTGCGGCGCATGCTCGCTGCCTGTAAACGTTACCCGCACTGCGGCGATGCGCGGCAAAAATTTGCCGGTGAGGACATCGCGGATTTTATTCTGATCTCGGCGTACACCGGCCTGCGCATTTCCGACGTGGCTACGTTCCACATCTCGCGCATGACCGATGAAGGCGACATCCACTTCCGCGCCATCAAAAACGGTGCGTGGGTGAATACATGGGTGGAGAAATGGTTGCAGGAGATGATTCATAAACGAGCGCAAAAGTGGGGACCGTATATTTTCGGAGCGCGCGAGTCGGAGGATCCTGTAGTGCTCGGTACGACGTGGCGCACACGGCTCAATACGCTCTGGAGTCTCTGCGAATCGTTCGAGGAAAAACCAACGCACCACCGGTTCCGCCATACCTTCGTCCGGATCCTGCTCGAAAGCGGAGCATCGGTGCCGGACGTGGCCGCCCTGCTGGGCGACACCGAGGAGGTGGTGCGGCAGTCTTACAGCAAGTGGGTGCGCGAACGGCAAGACCGGCTGCGCGGTGTATTGCGCGAGGCCCTCGGCAAAAAGACCCCGTTGTTCGTAGTCCGATGATTTCATTTCGCCACCAGTTGCGGCTGCTTCTTCTGCGGCGTGATCAGTTTCGTATGAATGCGGCGGGCTACCGATTCCGGGATGCGGTAAGACACCTTACCGCTAGGTCCGGTCATCCGCATTACATCCGGCTCCTGTTGCACGAACCGCCATACGGTTTGAAAGCTGACCTTCCACTTCTTCGCCAGATCGGTAATGGTGTAATGATCCTCAAATGCGGTGTCGTTGGTCATATTCCTCCTCCCCCGGTTTCCTCTCCAGATCCACCACGGCGTGCGTGACCTCGACGATCACCTTGTACAGGCAGTCCAGCACCTTCGCCGGGACGTCTCCCCGCATCTGCGCCTGGGCCAGCAGGTCTTCGGCATTGTTGACGTGATCCCGCCAGTGATTCATCGCTTCCCCCACCACTCCTCGATCCCCACCACGTGCCGCAGCGAGCGGCGCTGCCGGCGGCCATGCAGGCTTGCCCGATAGGCGCGGATCGTGATGGCGAGTATCCACACCAGCACGATGAGAATTGCCCAGGCGATCATATTTCCTCCATCGCTCCGCACTCGAGGCAGCGCGTTCTCTAGGTTTATGATTCCGCCACCAATTGATACCTGTCCTCAGGCACGTTGAATGTCCACGCCAGCGCACTCTTTACAGTTTTTTGATCAGGAGGCACCCTGATGATGTACTGCCGGCCAGTGGACGGGTCGATAACCTTGAGCGCTACCATGCGCCCGTCTGGATCGCCTGGAAGATCAATTGTCAGGAGTTCATTAATCGAATCACGCTGACCAGGGCGCATCGGCTGCACCGCCGTATCCATTACCCTTGCCCCGCAGTCAAGCAGAAATGAACCCTTCTCGCGCCGCGCGTCATAGCGCTCCATCAGCGCACGCCGCACCTCGCTATTCTCTTCAGCGAGTATCGCTGCCGCCATCGGAGCTCGCAGATAGTATTTATCTGGTATGCGTACCCCTCGCCATGCATAGACGGAGTAGCCATCCGCGAACACCATCGCTGGCTCATCGGCAGCATGTAGTACATGGGTAGGCCAGCCATTACGCTGCTCAATGATCGTCTGGACTCGAGGGCGCCCGGAAACGAAGCAGACATGCTCGTACATATAAATCCAACCGCACGATTTCGCCAAATCAGACATGATCTCGAGCTTGGCCGAAGCGTCTGGCTGATATTGGACTCCGATCTCTGCGCAAAACGCATAAAACGCAATCCAGAAGGCGTCATGCTGACCCCAAAACCACGTAGAGTTCGCGATGTCCCGGAGCGAGGCCCCGAGCGAGTCCCGGAGCGAGGCCCGGAGCGAGTCCCGGAGCGAGGCCCCGAGCGAGGCCCCGAGCGAGGCCCCGAGCGAGTCCCCGAGCGAGGCCCGGAGCGAGGCCCCGAGCGAGGCCCCGAGCGAGTCCCAGAGCGAGGCCCGGAGCGAGGCCCGGAGCGAGGCCCCGAGCGAGTCCCGGAGCGAGTCCCCGAGCGAGTCCCTAGCCTCTTTCGGGCTTGCCATCAAGTGCGGCCACACCGCAATCCCCAAACTGCTGGTTGCTGGTGAGTCGCAAAATATGATGACGGGCGCCGGCCTATTAATCGTTGCATATGCCCGCGAAATAGCGCTGGTCGCTAATTCCCGATCAATTGGCCTCGGGTCCATGCCGATATCCAGCCAGCGCTGATGCCATATAGGCAACAGCGCTGCTTGATCTGGCGTCAGGACCTCAATACGCTTAGTCCCTAACATTACGAATAGCCTCCGGCGCATACTCCCGCTGGATGACAACCTTGAAATTCCCCGGAGGAAGGGTGATCGGGCCGTGCTCCTCGTGGACTACAGTCGCGCCACCTTCGATGCGGATGCCTCCTGTGGACACGCGTACATACAGTCCGCCTCCGATCTCCAGCACCTCGGCAATTCCCCTATCTTTTAGTGCGAGCGCATGGCTATGACCAGTTACCTCGCCATACGCCACTGTCGCGTTCTCTCGCTTTTTGCGTTCACCTTTTGGCAGTCTCGCGATCTGCCGAAACAGTACGTCTCCCTGTCGATAAAGTTTCATTCCAGGAATTCTCCTTCTGGCTTTCCGGATTCTGTTGTGTCCGTTCGTTACTTCGCTCATAACTCCTCCATCGCTCCGCACTCCAGACAACGATATCCCTGGTAGCGGTAGCGCTCCGCGCCGCCGTCGGGTGCGTAGACACCGGTATCGCATTCCCCTTCTATAGATTCGATATGCGACGATCCGCAGTGCGCGCAACCTATTCCTTCTCCGGCGGCTGCGCTTGGGGAAAATTTTCGATGGCCGCCTGAATCGCGTTATACGCTTCGAAGGCCTGCTGCGGATCGTGAAATTCGTTGGCGTGCGCTACCCCGAAGCGCGCCAGCACGGCGTAATATTCGTGCAGCCGGTCGGGACCGAGCTCTACTTTCAGCCTGCCGAAGGCCTCGATCATGCCGCGGAACGTAGTCCAGGGTTTTACCGAAGGTTCCGGGGATTGCGCTTCGCGCACGGAATCCACTTCGCTCTCATCGAGGAAAGCCAGGCCGCAAATCGAAAGCGTGACGCGCCGCTTGGCCTTGGTTTCGGCCTTCATCATGGCGTTGGCCTTGCTCTCGCCCTTCAGGCCTTCGATGGGCACGGCCCCGATCGATTCGTCGTGCCGGCCGTCCGGCAGGACAGCCGCGGCGCTGACACAGTAACATCCGTCGGTCACCTCGCGCGCCTTGATGGTCACGCTGACCCCGCGCAGCTGACGCAGCTGTTCGGTACATTCCCGCCGCGCGTAGAGCAGCATCTTACCGTTGAGTACGAGATATTCAAACGGTCGGGTGAGCGGATTCAGCCCCAGGGATTTGCACACGCTATCGTAATAACTCACCCGTTCCCGCGGATTGAGCGTCTTCAGGTCGCCCTGCAGCAGCACTTTCTCCATCGTGTCGGCCCCGATCTTCGGCGCCGGCGGAACCGCTATAGCTTGATCACTCATGGTTCACCTCCTCAAAAGCGAGACCGTGCCCGGCCGCAGCTCCGCACCCGGCACCTCGTCGCCGCTGTCGATGGCCCGTTTGATCGCCCGCTTATCACAGGCGATCGTCTGCTGAATCG